GAGGAAGAGTAATGGCTTCTAGGGAGGAGGTTGAGCAAGAGGTAGAGTTCCGCCGTTGTAAAGCAAACGTGTTCTATTTTTTGGAAACGTATTGGCACATTTCGACTCCTGGGGCTTCGCCGTTGTTCGAGTTGCGGGAGCCTCAGCGCATAGCTTTGGAAACGTGGGAAAGCGGCGAGAACACGATTTCGTTGAAGGCCCGCCAGATCGGCTGGTCAACCCTGTCTGCTGCTTACGCGTTTTGGATAGCGTTTTTTCACCCTGATCAAACAATTGTGATGCTTTCTCGTACAGAGAACTTTGCTAAGAAGCTGTTGCAGATGAGCAAGTATGGTTATGCCCGCATTCCTGACTGGATGAAAGAGCGTGGGCCTACGGTTGAGAAACAGAATCTGCTTGAGCTTAATTTTCAGAACGGTTCCTCTATCGAGTCGATGGCTTCCCGTGAGAACGCTGCTCGTGGTATTACTGCTTCTTTGATTATTGCCGACGAGTGGGCGTTCTTTAACGATCCTGCTGAGGCTTGGACTGCCATCTATCCTGCAACTGAAGTTGGGGGCCAGATCATAGGCATTTCCACGGCAAACGGGTTTGGCAACTGGTTCCACAAGTTCTACAATTCTGCCAAAGCCGGAACAAACAATTTTAAGGCAATGTTTTTTCCTTGGAATTCCATTCCGTCTCGAGATGAGGCATGGTACCTGCAGCGCACAAAGGACATGGAGCCTTGGCAGTTGTCCCAGGAATACCCGGCTACTGACGAAGAAGCATTTATAGCTTCGGGTAACCCGGCATTTGACACTGACATGTTGAAGTCTCGGATAGAGATTTTGCCGCCTGCTTTTGAAGGGATACTGGCAGAGGGGGACGATGGGGTTGCCACTCTTGTGCGGGTTCCTGAACCAAACTTGAAAGTGTGGGAGAAACCGCAAGGCGGCATGTTGTATGTGGTAGGCGCTGACGTGGCTACCGGTGCAGAGGACGGCGACTACTCTACAGCCACTGTGATTAAAGCGAACACTGGCCAGGTTGTGGCCGTGTTCCGTGAACGCATTGTGCCTGAAGATTTTTCTGATTATCTGGCACGTTTGGCTTCGTGGTACAACACGGCTTTGCTTGCTCCTGAGCGGAACACTCATGGCCTGGTGGTGGTGCGAAGGCTCACGTACGATCTCAAGTACCCAAATCTTTACATGCATGTGCGTGACAACATCCGGCAGTCTGTAACACGCAATGTGGGCTGGCATACGAACCAGGCTTCAAAAATGGTTTTGGTTGACGAGCTGGGGGCAGGGTTGCGTCGAGGAAAGCTTATCCTTCATTGTGAGGATACGTTTACGGAGCTGTTGGCTTTCTCTCGTAAGACCCGTTCGGGCGGGAACACGGTGTATGAGGGGAAGCCTCATGACGATCTTGTTATTTCGTTGGGTATCGCCAATATGGCGTTGCAGCAAGTTCACGTTCCTGAGGTGAAAGAAGAGGAGCCTGATGGTTTGACTATGGCTTTTTTTGAATCGTTGGTGGACCGGGCGAAAGGTGCAACGAAAACGCCCTATACTGCTGGTTACAGAAAACCGCCGACTACACCGGATTTTGTGATTTATGTTTAACGGATACACGCCGCATCATGCCGTATGCAATGATTGCAATACGGTGTTTGAGGATTTGCATAAACACGGGGTGTGTTTTGCATGTAAAATATCTACTTTGACTTTTGACAAAGTTTCTTACACCGAAGACGGAATGGCTGAAAAAGAATTAGTGGCAGCTAACGCTGCTTCGGGCCGAAAGATTGTTAGGGCTTCTCAGACGGACCCGGATAAGCAAGCAGAAGCAAAGAAGACAGTAAAGCCAACTCTCTCTGACGAGACTAAACGACGGATTTATCAAACTCATGGACGCTAACGAACTTATACCCGCTCCTTCCGGGCGTGTGCCTGTAAAACGGCAGCAGAAACTAGCTGATTACCGGGCCGAAATTGCTGCTTCGCAACATCAGATGGAGGAGAAGAAGTATCACGAGAAGTGGCGGCGGTTCATACACATGTATGAAGCGAATCTTAATTATTCGACTGACCCGGCAGTGGACTCGATAGATGTTCCTATTGCGTTTGCAAACGTCAACATCCTGCGCTCTGCGTTGACGGTCAACCATCCTAAGTTTACGGCTTCGCCTCGTAACCTGCAATCTCATCTGGCTGCGACTTTGTGCGAAGAGATCGTAAATTGGGAGTGGTATCACAACGACATCCAAGATGAGATCCGCAGGACAACAGACGACTTGCTGATAACTGGCAATGGTTTTATCAAAGTCGGGTATCAGCTTGACACGTATGGGAAGCGTTCGGATGTGAGCCAGCTTGCTTCTCCGGCCCCTATGGGTGGCATTGATTATTCTGCGTTTGAGCAGCCGGGTTACAACAAAGAGTTTGATAAAACTGTTGAAGGCGCTGCGCAGGTTTTGAATTCTAGGGCAGCTATGGGTTCGGATCTGCCTTCTCGTTCTGCGATGGCTAAGCAGTTGCGGGAGCAGGGTTCAATTATTGTTAAAGATGATTGTGTCGTTGAGCGGGTAAGCGTCTTCGACATGCTCGTTGATTCGACCGCTACGTCTATGAAGAACTTGCAGTGGATTGCGCAGCGTGTGCCTGTGCGTAGCGATGTGGCCCAGAACAACAAGAATTGGGCACCTCGGATTCGCAAGCAGTTGCGTGCTGGGCAGAAGTCTATTGCCGAGGATCCTGAAGATGAGGGTTTTAACGCCCGTTACAACTCGCCTAACTCTTCTATAAGCCAGGGGCGTCCTGGCGGAGAGAAGATTGAATGGGTGATTGTGTGGGAGTTTTACGATCTGCAAGAAGGGACTATGTGTGTCTTTGATGACAACATGGCTGACGATTTTCTTGTAGAGCCTCAGCCGATGCCGTTCAAGTTTGGCCATCCGTTTATCCATATTGGTAATTATTCTGTGCCTGACAAGTTCTGGCACATTGGCGATCTTGAACGCATTGAAACTCTCCAGATGGAGATTAACAAAACGCATTCGGCTTTGGTAAACGACCGTAAAGGTTTTCAGCGCAAGTGGATGGTCCGTGAAGATTATTTGACTGACGCTGGCCCTAACTCGCTATCGGAAGTGTTGCGTTCTGAGGACGACAACCTGATCGCTTCGATCCCTATCAAGGGGCAGGGGGTCAGGATGGAAGACATCATTTCCAGAGTTCCTTCACCAGCGTTAGACCCGGCGTTGTACAGTGTGGGGTCTAAGCTGCAGAATCTGATGAACGAGGTGAGCGGCATTTCAGATTTCCAGCGTGGGTCTTCTGGCGGCGGCGGCACTGCAACTGAAGCAGCGATCATTAATGATGGCACTCTTGCTCGCATGAAAGAAAAGCAGGGCAAGCTTGAGCATCTGATGCGTGATGTGGCCCGCCGTCTTGTGCAACTTAAAATGCAGTACATGAAGTCTGAAAAAATGTTGCGCATTTCTTTGGGTGCCAACCCGCAGTCTGCCGAAAAGTTGCGTAATGCTGGTGTGGATTTGAAGGGAGCCAACTCGCAGGATCCGACTGAGTTGTTTACGTCTTACACTGCTAAGGATATTCAAGGTGAGTACGACGTTATTGTGGAAGCAGGATCTTCTACGGCGTTTAATGAATCGCAGCGTCGCCGATCTATTCAGGAGATGCTGGCGACTGTCGGCCCGTTTTTGCAGATGGGCAAGATTGATGTTGACGCATTGTTGACTTATGTGTTGCGGTTTGGGTTTGGCATACCGAATGCTTCAGAGTTCATGGTCGGGACGGCCCCTGAGCCTGCGGGTCCGCAGGGCGGAATGGTAGAGCCTGGAGCGGGGCCTGGTGGGGGTTTGCCGCCTGATTTAATGGCCATGATGCAAGGCCAGGGTGGCCCTGCTGGGGTGCCGTCTGTGGCTGGCGGGGTGTTGCAGCCTTCTGGTGGGGTGCCTCAGTCTGCGGCTCAACCACCACCTTATTAAGTCGCGAGTTGTGGTGCATGCTCTTTTAGTGTCATAATAGGGATTGTCCGTACAATCGGACATTCGAACTATTAGAGGATGTGACCCCTGTGAATTCAGGACTAGTCAATGCAGCCGAAGACTCGAACCCTTCCAAGCAAATAGATATGACCCAGATGGTCCCTGTCACCATTAAAGGTGTAACTACCGAAATGACTTTGCAAGAAGTTGTTAACGGCTACGCCTCAAGACAAATGGTGACAGAAGCTACAACGCGAGCAGCGGAGTTGCAGAAACAGGTCGAAGCTTTTGACCGTTTCAAACATCAGCTTCAGACAGATCCTAATCGGATTGTTACGGGGCTTGCTGAACGTTTTCAGGTTAATATATCTCCTACCAGGGCCAGCGATGATTACCCTGATGACGACCCAGAGGTGGACTCTGAGTTGGTGGAAGTCAAGAAACAAGTGGCAGAGACAACAAGGCAAATGGCTTTGTTGCAAAACCAGTTGGCAACCAAAGCACATGAATCTGAAATTGAAACAAAACTTTCGGGCCTGCAACAGGCCCACGGCGATGCTTTCGATAAGGACAAGGTACTTAATTACGCGTTGGTTAATGATATTAACGATGTGGAAACAGCGTTTAAGGCATGGCGTTTCGATGAAGGACTTTCAACCCCTTCTCCCGACGGCACGCTTGACAGTGCTGTCCAGGCATTGGGGCAGATTGCTCCTGGTGCACCTACCGCTACACCGGCCCCGGCTAAAGCCGCTTACGAAGCTCCTAAGGACATTCGTGAGTCGCTGCGCCGAGCGTATGCTGCGGCGGATATGGACATGGATGAGATACTTAGTTCCGTATGATCCTGTGCAACATTTTTAGGAGAAAACAATGGCAGTAGGTAACGCAGATTTTGGAGAGATCGCTTCAACGACTCTCAACGAGCATGCTTCAATGCTCGCTAATAACATTTTTGAGAATCAGCCGTACATGTTCTGGATCAACCAGGCTGGCCGGGTTAAGGATTTTGCTGGTGGTGCTACCATCGTCGAGCCTTTGATCCACGCAGTAAACGGCACGTTCTCGTCTTATTCGGGTTATGACACCCTGACCGTAACGCCTCAAGAAGGCATTTCGTCGGCAGTGTTTACGCCTCAGCAAGCATATGTCAGTGTTGCTATTGACGGTTTCAGTCAAATGGTTAACGCTGGGCCGGAAGCAGTCATTGACTTGCTTGAAGCCAAGATGATGCAGGCTACCGAAACGGTCACTCAGGAAATGAACACCATGTTGGTGACTTCTGATGGCACAGGTAACAGTGGCAAGGACTGGTTGGGTCTTACGGCTTTGATCGGTGACCACGTCACTGGTAACGCTAACGTCGGCGGCATTGTTGTGGCCGATAACACTTGGTGGCGTTCACAGGTTGACGATGTCGGCGCTGGCGCTCTGGTTCTGTCTGACATGAACACTATGGTGAATAACTGCAGCAATGGTGTAGACCGACCTGACCTCATTCTGACTTCGCAGAAGCAGTTTGAAGCGTTCGAGGCGCTGTTGGCTCCTCAGCAAATGTTCCGTGATCAGTCGATTGCAAACGCCGGTTTCCGCAACCTGCTTTACAAAGACATCCCGGTCATTTATGATACGAATGTTGCCGACGATGACATGTACTTCTTGAACTCGAAGTATCTCAAGCTGCGCCCTAACCGTCGCACTTGGTTCACGACAACTCCATTCGTGCGTCCCCACAATCAGGACGCAATTTATGCCCAGATTCTCATGGGCGGTCAGCAGACCGTAAATAACCGTGCGCGTCAGGGCTATATGCACAACATCGGTTAAGGGGATAATTCATGGCATTAACTTTGAAAGCCACTGATGCAAGTGGTAATCCTGGCACGGTTGTCGGCCGGGCTATGGACCGTATTGGGATTGGCGGTCGCCCTATCAAGGGCGTCGGCAAACTTCATTACGCTTCGTACCTGATCGACCTCGAAAACACTGCGTATGTGACTGGCGGTGTGCCCATTCCTGTGGGTACGTGCGGGTTCACACGCATCTTTGACATGTTGGTGCTCGCAGGTAAAGACCCTTACGGGGCTGCGGATGTGCCACACGTAACTACCGGTTTGACGTTTACTTTGGACAGTACGGACCCTACGGTCCCACTGCTGGTCATTAAAGACGACGCTGGTGAAGTAGCGGCCGCTTCAACTCAAGCTGCAGGTTCTGCAGTTTGGGTTGTGTTTGGTGGTTTGCGATGATACAGGGGGACCCAGCCCATGCGTGGTACGGTCCCCCTGGTTCTGAACCTGTTAGTGGGCCGGGGTCTAATCAGATCTCGGCCTACAACGGGCCAGGCCAGGGCGTTGTTCAAGTGTTTGAACCGCGTGAAGAGGCTGCAGTCGGATGCCAGGGCAAATTGTCTGACAATACTCGATGCCGTAAAGGCAAGAAACCTTTGTGTAAAGAGCACCTCCACCTGAAATAAGGATTATAAATGTCAGTACTTGAACCGGGTGGGGCAACGACTTACGACAGGGTCCGTGATTGGGCTTTGGATGTAGGAGGATGGGGGACGACGTGTCCTGTGCCTGCTGAGATAATGGATGCACTGCTGCTTGATTGCTTGCAGACAATCCACACGCAAATCTGGGACCACGACAAATATAAAGCCAAGTGGTCATTTACAATTGCTGCTGACGATTACTTTGTGGACGCCGGTGGTGGCACTCCGGCTATTACTACCAGCATTTTTTCTCCGATGTTTGCTGTGTTGAATAAGATTCAACGGCGGAGAGATCATAAAGAACTGTTTCAAGCAGAGTCGTATCCTAAGATCCCGATGGCGGGTTTGGATGATCCGGTAAAATCGGAAGCTGAGCCTGCGCGTCTGGAATGGTTTACTTGGGGCGACGAGTTTGTTGTCTCCCCTCCTTCTACTGGCGCTGAAACGTACGACGCTTTCGGTTACCGCATTTTGAACCGTTCTATCTGGACGTATTCTGCGCCTACAACTACTTGGCAAGTCGTGGATTTGCCTGATGCGTACATTGAGACGTATCAGAAGTGCGTGCTGGGTTTCTTGCTGACTGCGACTAATGACCATGTTGGTGCAGAGAAATGGTTGCGTGCAGCTTCGGACGAGCTGGGGTCTTTGCAGTCTTTGAACAGCGGTAATGTGATGAACCGTTTGCCGTTGGAGCTGGATGAGCCTTTGCGTATGGGCGGCACTCCTTACAAGAAGTATGGGGTTGGTGTGCCTTATTACCTTCCTGAGATTGTGACTCTGTAGTGGCGTTTAGGAACATGCTTGCTGCTCGGGCGCAAGCGAACGCAACTGAAGCGGTCGTGCAGGTCGACTTTACTGGGGGTTTGCGAATCGGCGCTGATGGCATGGAGTTGCAGCCAAACGAGGTGAGGGATTGCATGAACGTTGACTTCCCTGCCACTGGCGGGGTTGAGCGACGCAAGGCCGTGTGGCCTTTGGCTGCTACTAGCGAACGCATTTCAACTACGACCGACATCGTGGAATACCGGACACCTACTGGGGTGTATTTGTATTGGAGCACGGAGGGGGCCAACGAGAAACAATTGTTTGTCGACGGTTCCGACACGCTGACTACGTCTGCGTTTGTGCCGCCTGGTACCGGCAAATCGTTTACGGGCACCCAGGTTGGGGACAAGCTTTACGCCCGCACGGCCAATGGCCCTAATAGGGGCTGGTCTTTGTGGGACGGTACTGCAGCAGTTGATGTGCGAAACAAGTTTCGTGAAGACGACTATGAGGGAACAGGTCTTCCCAACTTTTCAGAGTTTCATCTAACAGGCACGCCTCGGGGTAAGAGGTGTTTGAGTTGGAATAGCCGCCTGTGGGTGTGGGGTAGCGAGGTGGAATTGGAGGATGGCGCTTACGTGTACGATGCGGCCTTGGGGAAAGCGGTGTGGACCCCTGACGCTGGCCCTACCTCTTCGTTCTACGAGGACACTTCCACGCTGTATTTCTCGTTTGCTTATGGGCAGCGGGAAGATGAAGGGCCTCAAGACTTTTACGCTAATTGGGCGTTGAGGTTTGAGCCTGATGGCATGGGCGAGATTGTATCTTTGGCTTCTTTGG